TCGCTGCGGGTTGGGTTAAAACGGGATCTCGTCGCCGTCTTCTGGTTTGGTCGGCTTGGCTGTGGCCTTCGCGGGTTGCTTGGCTTCGAGCCAGCGCTCGATGGTATTGAACCTCGCGTTCGGGTTCGTGCTTCCGGCCTCCTCGCCTAAGACCACCCATGCCGACATTCCGACGAAATCCTCGGCTTCGATGTTGACCTCTTCGCCTGGCACGACGGCCTGCCCGAGTGCTTGCCGCACTTGGTCAATCTTCCATGCCGCCTTGGCTGTGAAGGTCAGGTGCTCGGAGATTTCTGGCCCGTTCGTGCCGTCTGGCATCTTGACGCGGCAGGTCAGCTTGATCATGCTGTTCCCAGCTTGGGATGTCTTCTCGACGCCGTTGGTGATTTCGATCTGATATTTACCCGGCTCAACGAAATAGGTCTCGCGGGGTTCGGTTTGTGTGTAACTTGGCATATTATTATTTGGTTTTTGTTTGGCGCAGGGTGGTTATCGGTGCCCCTGCCTTCACCGCGGATTCATCCACCTCCACGCCTGAGTCGGCGCAGAATTGGCGAAATTGTTTGGCGCTCATCTTCCCGCCCAAGGCGAGAATGAGCGTTTCTTTCGAGACGTTGGCGCTTGCCTTGGCGATGGCATCGGCTTCCACGTATTCGCGGCCGGCGCTGGTCGAGACCTTCCAGCCGGGGATCTCGTCACCGGCGGCGAGTCGTTCCTTCAGCGCATCGATGAGCGGTTCCGCCAGTTCCTTCTCAAAAAACTTGTATCTCTTGGCGAAGTCACTGAGCTGCTGAGTGTCAGCAAGGATGCGGTCGCGGATGATGGTGAGCGAATCGCCGTTCACCGAGTGGACGTCTGCGAGCGCGGCCTTACTTTGAAAGACAAGCGCCGAACAGGTCTCTTTATTCGCGCACCAGCTGCAATACTCGCACGGTGTCGGGCGAGCCAGTGGAGACGTTGCCGCGCTGATCCATGCCTGCGTCGTGGCCTCGGCCTCCGCGCGGGTGAAGTCGTAGGAGCGAACGAGCTGCTGATCGACATAGACCACATGCGCCGTCCACGACTCGGCAAAATGATCCTCCATACAGGCGAGCGCGTAGGCTGCGAGCTGCTGGCGGTAGTTCCGGACTTGGCCGGTCTTGATGTCCGCCACCCACATGGCGCGCTTGCAAATCGCGTCTGCAGTGCCCAGCTTCGAGAGTCCCGGCACTGCCATGGCGAGATATTCTTCTCGGGTCTTGACATGCTCGCCACCGCTCAGGCGCCGAAGGGTCTCAATGCCCCAGTTAGCTGCGGTCAGGTCGTCGCCGCTAAGTTGATCAATCGGTGCCGTGTCGCCATCCATCGCCAGGCGTATCGCCTTGTCGATAGCCGTCCCGCGCTCGGCAGCTGCGGATGAACCGGATGCGCCGACGAAGACCGCACACTCCGCGAGTTTCGGTGCCATGGAGGGGGTGAGTTCTTTACTCATTGGCTTTCCCTCCTTTTTGTAGCTTTTCAAGCCACTGGTTTGTTATTGGATCAACTTCCCATCGATCATCTTCCCAACTTCCGTTTCGTATTACATCGGAAATTATTTTCTGAAGATCACTAACAAAGTAATCAGAATGATTTGCGCAAAAAAGCGTTGCCTCATAAATATTAAGAAGTCGATCTAAGTCCTTTGAGATAGGAACCATTTCTTTATTTACCGTGCGAAACATAGAACTCATGCCGCCTCCTTGAGTTCGGTAGCCTTGGCAACCAATGCCTCGGGGCGAGCCACAATGTTTGCGCGGAGTTTCTCCGAGACATCGCGCCATGTTTGCCCTGGCTGGATGGATTTGTTGGAGACAAGGAAGGCGTTGACCGCTTCTTCGTTAGCTTCAAGCATCTCGAAGGCGCGCACATGCTCCGCACCGACCACGACCACTGCCGGTTCGGCTTTCGCTCTTAGCGTTGCGCTTGTAGCGAATAAATGCGCCACCGAATCCCACTCCATCGGCAGCTCTTCAGCTAATCCGCTGCGGGTTTTAGCGTCGTAGGCTGCCGAGTGCGTTGTCAGAATGATGCGCTGCTTGCCGCCAGTGCCCTTGGCCTTGCCGTTCTCAGACTCAACAACTTTCGTTTTGAACCGGAGCGGCGAGCTTTGTTTGCTCATCTTGAGTTCGTAACGGTCGTATGCCGTCATCAAGTCCGGCGGCTCCACGCGCTGAACCTTGCTGTGAGCGAGAAGGACAACGTGTTTGCCAATCGCGATTAGCGAATCCAGCGCCGTCAGGAGTCGGCTCATGCGCTCGGCCACTTGCACCCATCCCTTGCCATAGCCAAAATCCTCGATGCTCGTCTTCTTGGTGCTGGCGAGCAGGTCTTCCACGCATAGGCGCTCCGCCCAGTCCGCCGAATCGATGATCACCGTCTGGTAGTCGCTGGCTGCGACCTCTTTCAGTGCGCCATTGAGTTCCGCCCAAGAATTAATCTCGCAGCGGTCCGTTGCCAGGTGTGCCGTGCCTCCCTCGATGTCGAGGAACAATGGAGCGGGGAATTGCGCGGCAAATGTCGTCTTGCCAACCGATTCCACTCCGTAAATGACCACGCGCTGTGGTCGTGTCTGCTTGCCTTTTGTTATTTTCATTTTTTCGTGTTTGCGGCAGCGAAAACGGCCACTGCCAGTGCCGCCCAACTATGGGATTTGATGCCGTAAGTCTGGCCCGGCTTGGCCTTGGTTCCCTGCGGTCCGACGAGATCGAGCAAGGCTTGGCGCACGTTTGCGTCTTTTGCTCGCATCGTTCCGCAGAGAAAAAGTTTGATGTCCTTGCGATAGCAAAGAACCGGTTCCACTCGAGCCACCTCCGTAAACCGCCCGATCCACACGCAGGTCTCGAAAGTCGAAGCCCCGACCGCCATGCCGTAGCTGGCAATCATCTCAATCGCGACCGCGTCGTATTCGCGGCCAATGAGCACCTGCCGCATCTCGGCATTGGAAATCCACCCGTGGTCAAGAATCTCACCCGCACGGTATTGAACGAACGCGCTCTGAGTCGTGCCGGGATCGATGGCAAGAATGGTCTCAGTCCTCATCGTCAAACTCCTCCCAGCGCCTTTTGCGCTCTTGGTAGTCGCGTATTTCCTGCCGCATGGAATCGCGCCCGAGGTGGTAAGATGCGAAGCAGCTCCCGAGGGATAGACCTGCAAGCACTATTGCGAAAGTGGCCGTCATAATTGTCCGGTGTCCTCCTCAGTCTTCCAGTTCGCGTAGCGCTCCCAAAGGTCCGGCCAAGTGGCCTTGATCTTTTCAAGATTCTCAGGATCAGCCGCCGCCGCTGCATGTGCCAACGCCCGAGCAAAGTTCCCGCCGCGCTGGTGCATGTTCTCGATGGACTTGAGGTCTGCGAGGGTCATCGGGAGATCCTCCATGTTGCCCAAGCCAGACCGACGAGCGGTGCCATAATGCCGAGGTAGGTTAAGAAGTAGCCGATGCTTCGGCAGACGGATGCGGGGTCGTTTAGATCAATCATAGGATTTCTGGTTTGGTGTGGAGGGATGGGATGCCGTGCAGGCTCAAAAATTTGGCGTTCGCCTCGGTGAGGCAGGTGGCGCGGACGAGATCGCGGATCGGTCCGAAAAGAGGGTCAAAGCCCTCGCAGAGGTAGAGGCGGGCGGTTTTCATTTAGCCCTCCCAATGGCGCGGCTCAGATCGTTCCCCGAGAGCTTTAGCGCCTTCATCACCTCGGACTCGTCAAACCTCCACCACCGCCCAAGTTTGAAAGCGGGGATGCGGCTTTTCCGCGCCCATTCCTCGACCGTGTATTTTGCCACTCCAAGGCGGGATGCCATTTCCGTTGCGTCGATCATTTCGCGGCCCTCCTATTGCTGGCTTTTTGCCGATCCATTTTCTCTTTGACGGCTTGAGCGATGATTCGGGAGACCGGCATGCGGCCTTCCGCTGCGGCTGTCTGCTTCAGCCAATCAAGCATGTCGCTCGGCATACTGACGCTGGTTTTTACAAATGCGTTTTGCATGGCGCATTTCTTACTACCAAGTCGCAAGCGGTAGCAATAAAAATAAGGAGAACACCCCATGTGTGAAATGTTATTTTTTTATTGACATCCGCATGAACACTACGTTTGCGGGCGAAAATTTATTTTTGCCTTAGTGGTAATTTGTGCTACTATTGAAATATGAAATCAGACTCATTGTGCAAAAAAGTCAGCGTGTCTTTGCCCGCAGGTGTCCACAAATGGCTCATTGAAGAATCCGAAAAAGAGAGCCAAAGCAGGGGGTCAAGAGTGACCGTTTCCTCGTTGATTCAGGAGACTCTTAACGAGTTGAAAAAAAAGAAGTCTGACATTTCTCTGCAAAAAAAACCCAGCAAGCCGTCCAAAGTCTTCCCGGCTGTTGGTGCCACAATGGCCACGCTGTCAGAGAATTTAGACTCTGGGCAATCCACAGCCACCAAGAAGCACTCCCGACGGGCTTCTTAGGCCAAATTCATAACCTCCCC